GAAAACCATAATAAGAAATTATAGAGAAGACAAGGACAAACTTCGCCTTCAAATCGAAAACACTTACGGATTTACTTATGTTCCCTAGCATTTTATTATTTACCACACTAGCCTTTGCTGGTCCTGAATTCACTTTCGTAGATCAAGGCGAGCGTTCTCCGATTGAGGGAGTTGTATTTAACCCCGACGCTCTATCAGAAATCCTCGTAACACCAGACAGACTTAAACAAGAGTGCGAGATCGAATGGACGAGAACAATCGAGAAAAAAGAAAACGAGTTTACCCTAGAGCTAGAAAAAGAAAAGATTCGCTATACTGCTCTCAGGCAGAAGCACACTATTATGGTGATTGAGAAAGACACCGAGATTGATAAATTACAAAAGATTATCAAGAAGCAATCACCAGCCTACAAGTGGATGTGGTTTGCGATTGGAATAGCAGCAGGCGGCGCTACCTATTACGGAATAGATCAGGCGACTACTCCAAACTAATCTTTTGGATCTACTTTCAAATCTTCTAGATTATGCTTTGACCATTTGTCGAAATAACGAGTAGACCAAAGCCATTGTTCCCCTTTCTCGACCGCTTCTCTTGTTGTGATAATAACTAACGGACAAGGCACATTTCTTGTTCTTGTGCCCCTAACATTGAAAGGGTCTTGCGGGTGGACATAAACAAGCCATAGATCATCGTTTGCTTCATTGAATTGATCTTCAAATAACTTTGCTTCTTTGATTGAGTTCTTTGGCTTCTCGTCATAAGCGATAATAGTCGAGAACCTATCAAAATTATTAAACTCAGCAACTGACTCAATAGTGCTTAGGCTTGTTATGTCTGTCTTTACAAATAGAATTTTTTTCTTTAATCTTTCTTTTCTGGCAAAGGGACAAACGGGAAGGTTTCCAAAATTTCTATTTTTTACCTCCACAAACTCCATAGACCATTGTAAGATAAGATCCAAATAGTGTTCCATAAACTAAGTAGGAATAGAATGAGCAAAGACCCAGATTACATCGTAAAGGTAGAGCAAGCCATCGCACAGAAGTATGGCGACGAAGCAATCCAGAATCCCAAGGCAGAATGGGACGAGAACAAAGAGAAAGTCTATCTGGAACAGATGCGAGAACTCTACAAGAAACAAAAGAAAAACGATGAAGCCAACGATAAAGTAGAACTAAATGGGATAAAGGTTTCAAGAAAACTACTTAATAGAGAATCCAAGACGGGATGTCCTGTTTGTGGTTCGTTCTCGCACTCAACCAGAGATGATGTCTCGCTTGTAAAGTTTGAATGCTGCTACAAGTGCTACATCAAGTGGGTTGAGGGTAGAGAAGAACGATGGAAAGAAGGATGGAGACCAGATGAAGGCTAGTGAATTAAGAGAACTAATCAGAGAAGTTCTTGAAGAACAAAGACAAAAAACAAACGAGGGCTACGAACAGCAGATGATGCCCGGCGGCATAGAAGATGATGACCATGAAGTTCAAATGGCTCTGTCAGACCTTCATAAACTAGAAGAATACGCCCCCAAGGTCTCCCAACTTGCTTCACAATACTCTGACCTACCCGGCTGGGTTCAGGCAAAAATTACTCTTGCTGCCGACTATTTAGGTAAAGTCTACCACTATTTAGATGGCAAGCACAACAAAGGAATGGAATAATGGCTACAGTTTACGAAATCGTTCAGGCTCTATCACAAGCCGCAGCAAACGCTTACGACGGAGCACACGATGCAGACGGCGAAGCAATCAAAGTAGGACTTAAGAGAGAAGAGGGCAACCCTCTTATCGACAAGCGCGTTATGGACGGCTTCGGTGTCAAGTTCCACGGCAACATGATGACTCTTTCTTACCAGTCAGAGGTCCAACTCAAGGAAGTTTATGCTAACGGCTTTGAGGCAGATGTTGAATCACAAATGAACGAGATCATCAAGTTCCTAAAGAAAGAAGCACGCAAACTAGGCGCTGGCTCTGTGTCTCTCACCAAGGAAGGCGAGATTGACATTCGCGTTGAGAACTCTTCCCGCGTCCGCTCTTGGGTTACTGCTTGCATGACCTACAAGATTGGCGGCATGGAAGAGGTTGCTGTTGTTGGCGAAGCAACAGAGGACAAACTCGCTGCTGGCTGGGAATCCTTTATGAAGCAGGGCGGTCTTGGTAAGCGTCCACCCAACGACAAGAGACCCGCGAACTCTGGCAAAAAAGAATAAAGAAAGATGAATGCCAAAGTTAACGAAACAACAAATACTCAAAGAAGTCGTTAAGTGTGGTAAAGATCCTTCTTACTTCCTAAAAAACTATGCCCGCATCTCTCACCCGATGCACGGGCTTATGTTATTCAAGACATTTGATTATCAGGATCGACTGCTAGAAGACTTTAACGACTACCGCTTTAACATTATCAACAAGGGTCGTCAGCTAGGGATCTCAACGATTACTGCTGGTTACATTGTTTGGATGATGTTGTTTCATCGCGACAAGACCATTCTTGTTATGGCGACTAAGTTCGAGACAGCAGGTAACTTGGTCCGAAAAGTCAAGAACATTATGAAGAACCTTCCTGACTGGATCAGGATTGCAAACATTACAACCGACAACCGCACGTCCTTCGAGTTGTCCAACGGTTCTTCTATCAAGGCTGCTTCTACTTCTGGCGACGCTGGTCGTTCTGAGGCGCTATCTCTTCTCGTTCTTGACGAGGCTGCACACATTGAGGGTCTAGAAGAACTGTGGACCGGTCTTTACCCAACACTATCAACTGGTGGTCGCTGCATTGCGATCTCCACACCAAATGGTGTTGGCAACTGGTTCCATAAAACCTGCGTAGGTGCTGAGAGTAATGATAATAATTTTAATCTCACAACGCTTATGTGGTGGGTTCACCCCGAACGAGACGAAGAGTGGTTCAAGAAAGAAACCAAGAACATGTCCAGAAGACAGATCGCTCAGGAGTTGGAGTGTAACTTCAACACGTCCGGTGAAACTGTTATCGATTCAGAGAACATGGAATGGATTATGTCCAACATCAAAGAGCCAAAACACAAGACTGGCTTTGATAGAAACTTCTGGATTTGGGAAGAGTACGACCCAAGTTGTAACTATCTCTTGTCCGCAGACGTTGCAAGAGGCGACGGCGCAGATAGTTCTACATTCCACATTCTGAAACTTGAAACGATGGAAATCATTGGAGAGTACATGGGCAAGCCAACACCCGACCTCTATGCCAACATGCTAAATCAGGTCGGTAGAGAGTTTGGTAACGCTATGCTCGTCGTAGAAAATAACTCTATTGGTTACACCGTCATAGATAAATTGATAGAGTACGGTTATCCTAATCTTTACTATTCCATCAAATCTACACACGAATACATCGACCAACACCTTGGCGAACATAAGTCAGGAGCTATCGCAGGCTTTTCAACTACAAGCAAGACCAGACCACTCATCGTAGCCAAGTTAGAAGAGTTTATGAGAAACAAACTAGTTAAGACGTATTCTTCGCGTTTGGCAAACGAGTTCCGCACTTTTATTTGGTATAACGGGAAGCCACAAGCCATGAGGGGCTACAATGACGACTTGGTAATGGCTCTTGCGATTTGTTGCTGGGTTAGAGATACTGCCCTCCAATCAAACGCCCGAGACCTCAACTACCAAAAGGCATTCGTAGACGCTATTATGACTTCAAGAACAACCTTGAACACGCAGATAAAAGGACAAATTGGCTACACAGGCGAAGACACAACTAGTAAAATGAACGAAGCAAAAAATCTATATTCCCAATATATGTGGATAATTAAGTGAGAAAATAAATGGCACCCCGAAACCCAAAACAAGGACAAAACCCAGCGAATAGAGATTCCCAATTATTCAGGTCTCTTACTCGATTGTTCTCTGGTCCTATCATTAACTACCGCTCCGAGTCTGGTCGTAAGATTCGTAGGCAGCATCTTGATAAGTATTCTACAAGATTCAAGTCTGCGTCAGGGCAACAGTTCAAGAAGCAGTCCTACAACCCGCTAGACACAATAGCCGCTAATGCTATCGCAAACCAGCGTCGTTCCGAGCGCTACATTGACTTTGACCAAATGGAGTATATGCCTGAATTGGCGTCTGCCCTTGATATCTACGCAGACGAAATGACTACATTCTCTGCTCTTTCTCCAATGTTGAACGTCAAGTGCCGCAACGATGAAATCAAAGCCGTTCTCAACATTCTTTATCACAACATTATGAACGTAGAGCACAACCTCTTTGGTTGGTGCCGCACAATGTGTAAGTATGGTGACTTCATTCTCTATCTCGATATTGACGATGAGATTGGTGTTAAGTCAACTATTGCCCTTCCTCTACAAGAGGTTGAGAGACTAGAGGGAATGGACGCCACAAACCCCAACTACGTCCAGTACCAGTGGAACTCAGCGGGAATGACCTTTGAGAACTGGCAGGTTGCCCACTTCCGCATTCTTGGAAACGACAAGTATTCACCCTATGGCACCTCTGTCCTAGAACCAGCGCGTCGTATTTGGCGTCAGCTAACTCTAATGGAAGACGCAATGATGGCTTACCGCATTGTCCGCTCTTCCGAGCGCAAGGTATTCAAGATTGACGTTGGCGCTATTCCTCCACAGGAAGTCGAACAATACATGCAAAAGATCGTGACTCAGCTAAAGAGACACACAATTGTCGATAAAGACACAGGTCGCATTGATCTTCGCTACAACCCACTTTCAATCGAAGAAGACTACTACATTCCTGTCCGTGCTGGTTCTGTAACCGATATTCAAAACATTGCTGGTGGTCAGAACACAACACAAATTGACGACATCAAATATCTCCGCGACAAAATGTTTTCCGCTATCAAGATCCCACAGGCTTATCTCACAATGGGCGAGGGAGCACAGGAAGATAAAACTACACTAGCAACCAAGGACATTCGTTTTGCTCGCACCATTCAGCGCCTACAACGCTCTGTTATCCACGAACTAGAGAAGGTTGGAATTATCCACCTTTACACACTTGGCTACAGAGGCGAGGATCTTATGAACTTCAAACTTGCTCTCAACAACCCAAGCAAGATTGCGGAACTACAGGAACTAGAACACTGGAAGACCAAGTTCGACATCGCTGCCGCAGCAACAGAAGGCTACTTCTCACGTCGTTGGGTTGCCGACAACATTTTCGGAATGTCTCACGAAGAGTTCCTACGCAACCAGCGCGAAATGTTCTACGACCGCAAGCACGACACAGCACTTGAAGGTGTTGCCGAAGCAGCCGCAGGCAGCGGCGGTGGAGAAGGTGGAGGTGGTCTTGACCTCGGCGGTGGTGAAGAAGGTGGCGGCTTAGACCTCGGTGGAGGCGACGAAGGCGGTGGTCTTGATCTAGGAGGCGACGAAGGTGGTGGTGAAGAAGCAGGCGG